ATGAAGCAGCGTCTGAAACTTTGGCATCTGAACTTGAGGCTGAATTTTTGAAAAAAGTATTTACAAATCTAGAAGCTGGTAAAACGGAAGATGCGAAATGGGTTCTGGAACGAACGACAAAGAAGTATCAGAAGAAAGATCAGGTTGAGTTAAATATAAAGTCAATTGATGAAATAATCAAAGAAAACACATAAGTGGGGTATAAACATGAGCTCAAAAAGCAGTTTGCTAACGCAAGTTGACTATTCGAAAACGATATTTAGTCCACGTTGGTTTATAGAAAACATGTTATGGATAACGGACAAAGAAGGTGGTCAACTTGTCAAGTTCAAATTAAATAACGAACAAAACATAATGATGAATCACATTGAGTTCTGCATAGCAAACGATATCCCGATTAGGATCATAGTATTAAAAGCAAGACAGATTGGTTCTACTACATTTTTTGCTGCTTTAGGTTTTTGGAAAGCGGCGATGAACAAGAACATGCACTACGGAATTGTTGCACACAGAATGGACAGTGCATACAGTATATTTGAGAAAACGAAAGTGTTCTATAACAACTTACCGAAAGAAATGAAGCCATCGACGACACAATTTTCAAGTGATGGTATAACATTTGACAAAAAAGATGGTAAAGGAATTGGGAGTAAGATAAGTTTTGCAACGGTAAGTGAGGGTGTATATCGTGGGCAAACGCTACAGTATCTTCACTTATCGGAAAAAGCGTTCTGGGAAGGTGATGTGCAAGCGATAGAGAACTCACTGAATCCGACTGTATCGAACGAAGCGGGTACTATCAAAGTAATTGAATCTACTGCAAAAGGCTACAACCACTTCAAAGATGAATGGGATAGGGCTGTTCGTGGTGAATCGGACTATACGCCGTTCTTTTTTGGCTGGCAAGACCACGCTGAATATAGAATGGCTTTACCGAATAATTTTACACTAACTGAAAAAGAAGCAAAGTTAAAAGAAAGATTAAACCTTACGGATGAGCAGATATACTGGCGCAGGCACAAGATACAAAACGACTATAAAGGTGATGAAACTTGGTTTATGCAAGAATATCCAGCAACACCAGAAGAAGCGTTTGTTGCTGCAGGAGCAGGCGTATTTGATAATGAAACTATACTCAAAGGCTATGAGGGTTGCGTACCACCACGTGAGCAAGCCTTAACATCCTATCCAACAACGGACAAACTAAAGATTTGGGAAGAGCCTGAGATTATTCATGAAAAAACATACGCACAAAAAGCCGAATGGAACTTTGAAAAACAAGAATATGAATATGTTAACACTGACTTAGTTCTTGAAGAAGTTAGTTATAAGACACCTTATTCTATAGGAATAGACACATCGGGAATGGGTGCTGACAAAAACCAAATAGTCGTATGGAATAATATTACTAACACTCTTGCTGCCAGATTTGGAACTAAGACTATATCTGAAGAAGGACTAGCATCAATAGCAGTAGAAATTGCTAAACTATATAATGATGCTCTAATAGCGCCAGAAACAAACTACTCACACGAGATATGCAACTATATTCTAAAACAAGGATATAAGAATTTGTATATACGTGAAAGTTTGGCAAGGCAAGATAAGAAAGTTGTTGGTGGTATTGAATACGGTTGGAAAACCACAACACTTACTAAACCAGCGATGATATCACACCTTAGGGCAATATTAAATGAAAATCCAAACGCTATAAAAGATAAAGAGTTCTGGTATGAAGCAGAATACTATCTTATGGAAGATCCGAGCAGAAATATAATGAATGCAGCAAGTGGACATTTTGATGATATTATCATAGCGACTGCAATTGCTAGTTATATATCAAAGAGTTTTCAAGCGAAACAAACAAGACAAGTGTTTAAAGAACATGTTGCAAGCAATGCGCAGAAATGGGAACACGGTATAAAAAACAAAACCACTAAACTTAGGAAAGGAATCTTTAAAAACAATGCTTAAAAAAATAAAGAAAATTTTCAATCGTAAAAACGACTTGATAGCCAAACTTGAAAAAGACATATTGGTACTTAATGATAAACTAAATGCTCAAACGGAACTTGTTAACGAATTATCAACTACATTGATAGAAGTTGTTGAAAGTGTTGGTAAATTACAAACAACAGTGATAGAAAAAAAGGCATCGGATGAAAAAGCAAAGAAACTAAAGTGGCTTCGTGGATATCCTGATGAAACTGGAAAGGAATAAACTATGGCAGAAGATTACAAAAAGACAAGCAGTTATGAATTGTTTACTAATGGATATTCATTTTTGCAAAGCACTGGTTTACATAAAAAGATAGCTAGAAGTATTCTATTTGAAAATGGTGAGCAGTGGAATATGGATGAAGATATTGATGAGTTTACAAAGATAACATTAAACATTATAAAACAGATTGGTAAAACAAGAAAAAGTTATATAATGCAAAATGAATATTCTTATTTAGTAAACTCAACAAACTTTCGTGAAGTCCGTAAAATACAAGACTTCTTAAAGTATGAAGCGAATAGACTTAATTTAAAGCGTAAAGATATAAAATTACTTAGTGATGACTTTACAAAAGGTACTGGTCTTGGTTATTTCTACTGGGATAAAGAAAAGTCTGGTTTCCTTAGAAACTCGGGTGGAAAGTTATGCTATCAAGTACTAGATATAAGACGCCTTGTTGTTGCTAACCCGTATGTTCAGTCGATACAGGATCAGGAATGGATAATCTACGCATTTCCAGAAAAGGTAAATGCTTTAAAGAAAAAGTATGGTGCAGATAAAGTTATAATTCCTGATGGTTATAAATACACATCGGACACTGAAAAACCAGTTGTTGCAATAACGGAAGATGATGAAATTGTGAATGTATATGCTAAATTCTTCAAGAATGAAATTGGGGAAGTTTTCTATACACTTGAAACGGAGTTTTCAACACTTCAAGGTAAAACGCCAATGAATCCATTCTATGAAGGTGATGATGATGAAGAGCAACCAAGCACAACGATGCTAATGGATAAAAAAGAAACTAAAGAAGAAAAACGAAGAGAACGAGATAAAAGAGCAAACTATGTATGGAACTTATATCCTTTCGTTACTCTTGTACTAAACGAAAAAGATAATTTGTTCTACGGAACTCCAATTGCTTATGAATATATCGAAGCACAAAAGTCGATTAACAATCACTTCTCTGTATTTGATAAAGCGCTACAAGACAACGTTCTTGGTGGTTTCATCTATCGTAAAGGTGTACTTGGCGAACAAGAGATTACTACTGAAAGTGGGCAAATGATTGCTCTTGATTTACAGCCAACCGAATCCGTAAGGAATGCTTTTGATAGAATGCCTGTTGCACAAATACCTGCAGACTCAATTAACTACTCTGCTAGGCTTATTGATGCAACTCGTGGTGTCGGTGGTGCAAGTAATGTTCAACTTGGAATGAGTGATTATGCTGGGCAAAGTGGTAAGCAAACACAATTTTTACTAGAAAGGGCGCAAGCGAACTCAACAGAAAGTGCAATCTTGTTTAATGAATTCAAAAAAGATCAAGCATATATAATGTTTTTATTTGCTAAATTCTATTATGATAATGAAGAGTTTGTTATTATCGAACACGGTATGGAAAAAGATAATGTAAGAAGTTATACTCAAGAGAATGCTTTTAATGGAACAAAATATATGGATGATAAAGTATTAATTGATATTCGTGTTGGTGCATCACCATCATTTTCTGAATATTCTAATCTTGAAATACTTGGACTTAGTTTACAGTCAGGACAAATACCACTTGAAGCGTATATTCAAATGCTTCCAGAAGGTTTCATATCAAACAAACAAGAGATATTAAGGATAGTGGAAAATAATTCGAAGAAACAGATTGAACAGTTGCAACAAAAACTTCAACAACAAGAACTTGTTATGGCTGAGATGGTAAAAGCGTATGAAAAGACTAAAAAAGATATGAGTAACATTGATACAATTATCGCTGAAAACAATAGATTAAAGTCTATGATGGCTGAAGTTTCAGCAAATGCTGTTAAGAAAGTTCAAGATATGACTGCACAAAACAAAGAATTATTAACTGATATGCAAAAAACTTTAAAAATAATTCAAAAAAACTAAAAAAACAGTTGCTAT